GATCTTAGTGGTCGAGAAAATGTCATAGAGGAAGACGCAAGACAGCAAGCGGAAATAAGTCAAATAGACAGAGAGATAAGACAAGTTATTGTTGGAGGTTTACCAGAACTTAAAAAACATTATACTCTTTTGGAAGTGCATTTAGGCCATCAAAAAAACATGATAAGAGACCATGGCGCTGAAACCGTCAACGCAAATCCAAATGATTACGCATTGCCTTGTCATGTGTTTATAGAATTTAGCGGCTTACCTCATATGTACAGACCATTTAATGAAGAAGTCAAACTGCAAAATGGTAATGTACCAGCCAGGCCTGGAGCATTTTACATTTATATAGGTGTTTCTGGAAGCGGTGGAAATAAATCTAAGTATGGTTTTGATCAAACTGCTTTGGCTAAATTTTTAAATAATTTTTTAATATTTTACCCAGGTGTTGAGATACTCGGAGTTGATGACGTAAATCCTGATTGTTCATACAAGCCAAACCCTTATTTTGATGTGAGAGATTTTGTAAATTCAAGTTTACGTAAACCTTCTACATTTCCTAAAAATGAAATAGTAGAATGTCCTCCAGCAGCTGACCTTGCTGTCAGAAGACCAGTAAATGTAGTAGTACCAAAAAGAAGTCCAAATGCTTTACCAAATGTAAATCAACTTGTGGTACAAAAAAATCAAACAATAAAGGATTTTTCTCCTAGTCAGTATCTAAATCTCGAGGATACCGCGCTGTCATTTATAAAACAAAAGAAAGACGCTATTCTCGGCGGCACTAACTTAGAAATAGGCACAGGTAAACTTGGAATATCACTTGGTAAAGTTGCAAGACTTGATAATGTTGCAAAGACGGCTTTTACAGAAGGACAAGCATTTAAACTCGATAAACTTAAGGCTGGTAAGATCTTAAATACCGTAAAAGGAATATTTGAATGAGTGATGAAATATTTGATACCGTAGAAGAACAGGTACAATCAGAACCATCGAAAGCTTTTGTTGATCAAGCTGGTCAGTTTCCTAAACCAGAGTACATTAATGTGGCGTCAACAAATCTTGCGGCTCGAGGTTTGAAGACTAACGAGCTTTTGATTGGTGGCGCTCCTGCAGACATGAATCTTGATTTGATAGATTTGCCACAAAGCGAATATCCGTTAAATCAGGTACGTGAAACGCTTACTGGTCATGTTACAGAAATGGACGATACACCTGGTCGAGAAAGGTTGTTATTTAAACATCGCACTGGTGCTGGTATCGATATGCGACCTGACGGTACCGTGATAATCAATTCAAAGTATAATACAATTGAAATTACTGGTAACGACCAAAAGATTATTGTCAAAGGTGACGGCGATATACAATATCAAGGTAACCTTAAACTTCGCGTATCAGGAGATATGGATGTCGAAGTTGGCGGTAATTACAACTTAAAAGTACATGGTGATAAGAGAGAAGAAATTCGTGGTAACTATCAACAAAAAGTAATTGAAAACCACGAAACATCAATTATTGGTAATCAATCTTCATTTTTAAAAGGCACAGGCACAGATACAATTCTTGGTAATTACAACATGATTACAAAGGGAACTATGACAACTCGTGTTGAGAAAGACTATAATCTTTTCGTTGATGATGAAACTATGATTACGTCAAAGGATGAATTATCGATATCAACTAAGAATGCAAATATTTCAGCTGTAGACATGGTGTTACAGTCGGCTACTGGCATGATAGGTGGTGATACTGTATTTCACTATGGTAAGAATTATTACGGAACATCTGCAACATTTACTGCGGGCGTTACAGCTCCAACATTTACAGGCGATTTAACTGGTAAAGCAGATGACGCTAATCAAGCGGACTTTGCAACATCTGCTGGTCAAGCACCGCTTGGGGTTGCACTGAGTCCAGGATCTAATACGCATGTTGCGACAAATACAGATGTGCGCACTTCGTTTCCTGCACCAGGGCCTGACGCAAGTTGGCTAAATGAGTATCTTACACAAAGTGCATACGGTTATCGTTTTGTTAAAATCGACGTTGGTGATGTAATTAAAGATGAGATCGATCAGTCAACAAATACAGGTGGAGTTTCAAGAGTAAAACTTACGACGAGAGAGGTAAGATCAAAACTTAGAGATCCGAATACCGCAACAAACGCGCAGTTTATTGGTCGTATGCAGTCAGAAGGCGTATTGTCTGCTAACTTTGCTGATCGTAAACCTACAGGCTTTACAATCGGTAGAATTGCTAATACAGACGGAACAGCAAGAAGATACAAGCCTGAAAGAGTATATGATGGGTACGATCCTACACAAAAGTTAAAAGTTACAAACAATACTAATAAAGTTGTTACAATTACACCAGATCAATTATACAATCCAGAACTTCAGTTAGTAGATCAAGGCGTAATTGACGCAAGAACGCAGCTTGCACCAAGTGTAAGACTCGGTACTTTTTTAGGCGGTCACGGCGAAGTAGTGACAATGAATCATATTACTGACGAAACTGAGCGTGTTCGAATCGCAAAGAACCTGTATCTACACGCTAAATTTATGAAGTCAGCTCAAGCATTTCTTGATAAAAACAATAGACATAACATAAATGTTGTTGAAGGATTTTATAAACCTGGGCCAAACGAAACACTTGTCATTGATAGTTTAAACGATCAAATGTCTAAAGGCAGAGCTGTCGTGTATGAAGTCATTGATAGAAATGGACAAGTAAGTTTGAGAGAAACATTTAGACTTGCAGAATATGTTAAAGATTTTTATCAATTTGAAAAAATGGTTTTAGATTACGATACATACGATCCAAGTGAAGCACTAAATGTTCAAATCATTTTAGTAATGCCTGAGGTTTCGCCACAATGGACAGTTAGTTTTGATAATAAAATTGAAACAAGGTATAATAACCATGTACAAACAAACGGCGAACTCGTAGAAATACTATAAATACTCTAAAGGAATTTTAAATGGTAGCAAAAGCATTTTCTACAGAAGACGGTGATCTTACCTCATCCATAATAAGTACTCGGGCCCGAGACTATTTAGATGTAGATCTTACATTTAATCCACGGCCATCAGGTGATGTATTTAAAAAACAAGACGCGGCCGCGGTAAAACAAGCTGTGAAAAATTTACTACTTACAAGTTTAAATGAGAAACCGTTTCAACCAAACTTTGGCGCAAATTTAAATGATGCGCTTTTTTCATTGGACACAGAATACGATCCAGAATACATACAAGACTTGATCTATGATGCGATTACAAACTATGAACCGAGAGCAAGAGTGCTTTCAATTGATCTAAATGTACAGCCTGATTACAACTCATTAGATGCAACTGTTAATTTTCAAGTCGTTAATACCGCAGAAATTGTGGCACTAGACGTTTCATTAGCGAGGCTTAGATAAATGGCAACTACAATAAAATCCTCAGATCTTGACTTTCAAGCTCTTAAACTGAGTCTTAAAAATTTTTTAAAGGCAGATACACAATTTGCTGATTACGATTTTGACGCGTCAGGACTAAATAACATACTTGACGTGCTGGCATATAACACGCACATTAATGGTTTGACTGCAAACTTTGCTCTTAACGAATCATTCTTAAATACTTCACAGCTTAGATCTTCTGTTGTATCTCATGCTGAAACTTTAGGTTACGAGGTTAGATCTCGAGTTGCAGCAAAGGCTCTTTTAAATCTCTCTGTAAATCTTGCTGGAGTTTCTGGTCGACCCTCTCAATTACAATTAAGTAAGGGCAGACAATTTACAACATCAGTCGATGGCGTGTCTTATACGTTTAGAACACTTGAAACTTATTTTGCTAAAGACAATGGATCAGGTGTATACAACTTTTTAACCACAGAAAATTCTGATGAAATACCAGTTCATGAAGGTGAAGAGAAAACAAAAACATTTATTTCAGGTGAAACAGAAGAGCGACAAGTTTTTGTAATACCCGATGAAAACATCGACACAAAAACAGCATCAGTGCTTGTATTTGATACTGTTTCGTCCACGCAATTTATTCAGTACACTCCTCTTGCGGAAGCAAGTACAATTGATAAAGACACTACAGTATTTACAATTCGAGAAGCTCCAAACGGTTTTTACGAATTAAATTTTGGTGATGGAATTTCTTTCGGTAAAAAGCCAGATCCTGGTAACAAAATAGTTGTCACGTATCTTTCAACAAAAGGACCTGCCGCCAATTTAGCTGATACTTTTACTGCAACCTCAGATTTGACAGTGCAAGGTATTAATTACACACTAACGGCCGTTACAGCTTCTGAAGCTACTGGAGGTTCCTTCAAACAATCTATTGAAAGTGTAAGACAGCTCGCTCCACTTGCTTTTGCGTCACAGCAAAGAATGGTCACATCAGCAGACTACAAAGCAATTATTTTAAGTAACTTTAGCGACGTGACTGATGTCGCTGTTTGGTCAGGTGATCAAAACGTTCCTATTGATTACGGCAAAGTTTATGTTTCTTTAAACTTTCCAGTTGGAACCACTGCTTCGACTAAAACTACTACTCAAAACAATATTGTAACAAACTTTACGGATGCATTAGGTGTTATATCAATTGACACTGAATTTGTGGATCCTTTGGACGTATTCTTAGAACTTGCGATCAATTTCGATTTTGATCCTTCTTTGACAGGATTTACTTTAGCAACTACTGAAAATGAAATTTATAACTATGTTAGAAACTACTTTACCAGAAATCTTAACACATTTAACAAAATATTCAGAAGATCAAATCTACTAACAGAAATTGACGCGCTTGATCCAGCAATTTTATCAAGCAAATGTGATGTCAGAATACAAATGAGATTTAGCCCTTCTATTGGAGTTAACAATACTACAACACTGGCTTTTCCTCAGAAGTTAGCTGCTCCAGATGATGATGTTGCTGTGGTAGAATCTACAATCTTTACATTTGAAAATGCTGTATGCCAGATTAAAAATAAACTTGAAAGTACAACTTTACAAATTATAGATGTTGATGGTGTTGTAAGACTTGATAATGTTGGTGAGTACGATCAGGAAAAAGGTGAGGTAAAAATTATAGGATTCAATCCTCAAGCCTTTATTGGTGGAAACACATTTATTAAAATATCAACTACGCCTCAGAATCAAAGCGTAGTCAGACCTCTTCGAAACTATATATTGAGACTTGACACAAGTCGAACATCAACAACAGCTGAAGTTGATAGACAACAAACAAGCTTAAGAGTAACCTAATGGCTCATACTGGTTTTGATCAGACTCTTCGTGAATTTGGTCGTATTAATACAAATGTAAGAAAAAGTTTGGTAGATGAAGTCTTACCTGAACATTTTCGTGAAGACTATCCAAACCTTATTACTTTTCTTGATGCCTATTATAATCACCTTGATTCTGCCGATAATTTTGGCGGTATTATTCAAGAACTTCAGACAATAAGAGACATTGAAGATACAAAACTTGAATATCTCGATTTTATGTTTGATGAGATTGCTCTTGGTGTTTCACAAAGCACGTTTACTTTCCCACGTGAAGCAATTCGTAACTTTGGTAATTTCTTTAGGGTTAAAGGTTCTGAATATTCTGTTAATGGATTTTTTAGAGCTTTTTTTAACGAAGATATTGAAATCATTTATCCAAAGGATAGACTTTTTTATGTTGGAAAAAGTACAATAGGTCAAGAAGAAGCAGCGAGACTTCAAGACGGAGCTTTAAACCAAATCTTCTCCGTTCTTCTTCGCACACCGATACCGCTGCTTGAGTGGGAAGAATTATATAGAACTTTTGTACATCCAGCTGGTTTCTTTCTTGGTGCGGATGTTGTAATTGAAGGTTTACCACAAGTAGATATAACAACAGCTGATGCAATCTTTGATAAGAATGCAAATAACAAACTTCTCTTCAGCACAGCTAGTTTTGATATGACAGCGCAAGGTGAAGCTGTTGGTATGCTATTTGGATTTACTGAATACGCGCCTTCTTATGATGGCAGGGATAGTGATGCACCAAATCTTAATGCACTTCAGTACTATCTTCATGGGTATGTCGACAGTAATGCAGGCATATACGTAGGAGATACATTGACTTATGCACTAAGAGATCG